ATGGTCTGGGTGCCGACTGGCATGTGGTTCGGCCGTGTCGATAACCGTGGCTGGTGGCCGCATGGAAAAACACAGATCGAGAAAGCTCGCAACTGCGTGGGCTATCTCGCCAAATACGCAAGCAAGTTCACCTCTTTGACGGCGGGCATGTTCCCTAAGGGATTTCGCACGCATGGCGTTGGTGGGCTGGGGCAGGAATCCAAGCGTGAATTGCGCTGGTGGAAAGCGCCAAAGGAGGCGCGCGAGGTACTCGGCCCCGACGCCGATATTCGCAAGATCAAGGGTGGATGGTTCGACAAGCTGACCGGGGAGTTGTGGCCGTCTCCGTGGAAAGTCTCATTCGTTTTCGGCCGCCTCATTGCATGGAAATTAATCCCACCTATGAAAGTTCAGATCATCAGTACCGAAACCGAAACCCGTTCGTTCCCCGCAAAAGAGGGGCGTGCGGCCATTTCCTTCCGCGAGCAAAAAGCCGCCGTGTTGCGTCCGGGCGACTTCCCCCTCCCGTTCAAGTTCTCGCTGGATGAGGATCAGCCGGCCTACCCGGTGGGCGAGTATGAATTGTTGCCGGAGTCTCTGGAAGCAGGGCAGTACGGTGGTTTGGATTTCGGCCGCCGGATCAAGCTCGGCCCGGTTGCCGGTGTCGAAGCTTCCAAGCCTGCGCGGGCCGCGTAATCCATGCGCGCCGTTGACTTCTGGCTGCTGGCGATCTTCTGCGCGGTGATGAACATCACTGCGTCCGGGTTGTCGAGCATGTTGCTTTCGCTCTTTGGCTACGTCGCAGCGTTGTGCGCGCTGCTCGCGTCGTTCAAAGCCTTTAAACGCGATCAGTTGGCGTTGGCCGCTGAAACCGAGTCGGTCAACCAGTAATGAAAATTCTCGCCTGCGTGGAGTACGACACCACCACCAATACGTGCACTTCGCAGGCGTGGATGGATCAGCCGGGACTTATCCCGCCGCTCCCGGTGGAACAGGGTCTTTTGCTCTCGGGCTACATGGTGACCATTGCCATGTCGGCCTGGGGATTCAAGGCGCTTAGGCGGTTTCTCAATCCTCGGATATAGGATAGTAAAAATGAATCTCAAGCAGGAAAACAAGCAGCAGTTGCAGCCGGCCGGTCCGGTAACCCGCGTCTCCCTCGCCAAGAAGCTGCTGACGGGCTCTGCGCTCGCCCTGGCGGCTGGCGCGTCGATGGCCCAGGCGGCGGGTGGTGTGGACGTGTCGGCGGCCACGGGCGGCCTCCAGCAGGTGGCTACCTCGGTGGGTGAAATCGGCCCTCTGATGATCACGGCGGTGGCCTCCGGCATCGTCTTCAAGTGGGTGATCGCGTTCCTGATCTAACGGGCGCGTGAGGTCACAAAGTGGATGGGGCAGGGGGCCGATGTTGGCCCCTTGTTTCATCGGTCTGCGGCGACTTGCCGTGCTGATGCGAAGGGGTATGTGTGATGTGGACTGACTATGCCGGTTGGCTGGTCTTGATTTCGACCTACATGGCTCTTCGCATCATTGCGGGGGATTGATCGATGATGCGGATAGTGGCTTTTTTATGCCTGATGTGTGTTGCGGGATCGGTCTATGCGATAGATCGGTTGGCCTGCATGTCGATTTCTGATCAGTGCGATCAGGGCCAAGCATATGAGGCAACGGCTGCACAGCTCGCCTATCAAAAGGAAAACGGTCTGACTGCTCCGACTGCTATTTGGGATTGTAATTCCAGTAATTCGTACGGGTTTCGTACCAACGGCCAGAACGACTGTAATGGGCAGCGGTTTTATGTCTCAGGTAACAATTGTTCGACGCGGCCGGTTAGCACCAGCGGATGGTCTTATGGAGGCAATGGTGCGAGTTGTTCCGGTGGGTGTGCCTATGGTCCTGCAACATCAGCGCAAACCATGACCGTTGGTGGTCGAACCTACTTTAGTTTGGTCGGCGCAAAGCCTACGGGCGCTGTGTGTACGTATGGCGATGGTAGTGGTCAGCCGGTTAGCTCTGATGATTGTGTGCAGTCTGGCTCTCTGACTCAGTGTGTCAAGCCAGATGGTCGTCATTGCGTTACTGCTTCAACGGGAAAGCAATTTTGTTGGAAGCCTTCTGAGTCGGGCACCAAGACGTCAGGTAATGAGGCGATGACTAAAGCGCCTGCCGATGTTCAAATTAAAGACCCGACGTCGAAGCCCGCAAACGGGGGTGAGTGGAAGTCCGGTCCGTCTGCTTCCGGCTCGGTTGGGTCGCAGCAATTCAACATCAACACCTTCACGTCAACCTATGGTCCTGAGGGTAACGGCGG